ACCGGATCCTGAGTTAGCTGCTACACAAGCAATGATTGCAGCTATGAAATGATTTACTAAAAAATTATTTGACACTACTAAGGTATATAGTATAATGAGGGTGTAGACAGCATCCTCATTTTTTTTTGGAGTTCACATGTTAAAGCATTTTATGCAAAAAATACTTAGTTTGTTTAGTAGTACCAAGCCTACTGTAGTTTCTAGCACAGATATTGCGCCAGTAATAGTAGATTCAGAATCTAGCAAAATTACAGAACCAGTAGCTATACCTCAGCCGCCTGTTAGCTCTAAGGCTCCTATTGTACCTAAACAGAGCAACAAAACTAAATCTCAACTGTTAGCTATGAATAAAGATAAATTAGAAGAATATGGAAGAGTTATTGGTATTGAGCTAGATAAAAGAAAAACTAAGAACGTCTTAGTAGAGCAGTTGCTCAATCATCAAAAGTATCTAAAAGGAGACTAGTATGGCTAAAATGCCTAAAGCTAAAAAACCAGGAATAAAAATGCTAACTAAGCGAGAACGCTCTGCCTTAGCTACTCAGGCTAGAGCTGGTATGGATATTGGCAAACCTGGAAAACAATTTAGTTCTATAGCTAAACAAGCTGCTACTAAATATGGATCAGAAGAAGCAGGTAAACGTGTTGCGGCAGCTGCTATGATACGTGCTAGAGCAGCACGTAAAGGTAAATAATGAAGACTCGTTCTAGAGTAAACGAAGCAGGGGTTTATACTAAACCTACTCTTCGTAAACGTATTTTTGAACGCATAAAAGCCGGTGATAAAGGTGGAGCTCCCGGTCAGTGGAGCGCGAGAAAAGCTCAATTGCTTGCATCCGAATATAAGCGTGCTGGCGGTGGTTATAAAAAATAAGGAGTGTTACAATGGCTAAAAAACCTATGAAAACTAAAAAAGATAATGGACTTACTCCAGCACAAAAAAAGCTGCCTGCAGCTCTACAAGCAGCTATATTAAAAAAGAAGAAGGCAAATGGCTCTTAAACCTACACAAGCTTCGCTTGTACGTTGGACCAAGCAAAAATGGCAATATTCTTCTGAGAAAGAAGCAGATAAACCTCGTACTGAAAGAGGTAGGTACTTACCTGAACGAGCTTGGTCTTCTCTATCTCCAGGAGAAAAAGCAGCTACTAATCGTGCTAAGCGAGCAGGAACAAAAAGTGGAAAACAATTTGTAGCACAGCCAGAAAAAATTGCTAAAAAAACACGTAAGTATAGAGCTAAATAGTGTTTGTGCATAGAGCAAGATCAGCTTGTCCTCACTGTAATGCAGAAGACGAAGTTTGGTATAGTAATGGTAAAGTTACACCGATGAGCACTATTCAGTGTCATCGGTGTTCTTTTATGTACGATCCACATAACTTTACTGTATCATTTTTAGACTTAAGACAAAATTCTACTATTTCTATTTACTCCGCTCTATCAATGTAGCTATTCTTACAATAAACTACATCTACTTTTTATTTTAATCTTGCTATATGCTTTTTTGTAAGTTATTGTTAAGAACAAACTTAAGGAGAAAACTATGGGTAAGAAAAAAGGTGGAAAATCTGCTGGTAAAGTGTCTAAGGGTATACACAGTAATGTAACAAAATCTATCCTTAAAGCTATTAAAGCCGAGCGTCCCGCATCTGTTCGAATTATGAACCAGTTGCAGGCACATAAAAAAGGAAAAAGAGTTATGGTTACAATTGCTAACCCTAACAAAAAAGAACTTAATAAGAGATTTATTCGTGTTCCTGCCAGCACTGTTTGGCGTGATCCCAAGATTCCAGGTTTTGTTATGACCTAATAATATGCACAGCCTATTATAGTTTACAGGCTGTGCATTTTAGTTTGTTAGTTAATATACATAAAACTTTATTACAACACAATGAGTAGTTAGAAAAAATGGGAATTAAAGTTGGAAAACGAGTTCGCAGAAGTCCTCATCGTATTCCTAATCTACGTGAAGGGCTTACTACTATGCCTGTAACCTCTGACGTTATTGGTAATGGTTTTGCTAAAAAAGCTAACTCTTATACAGGATCTAAAGGCTTGATTTGTGGGCAAGCGTATAATAAAGGTAATTATGTAGTATTGTCTAAACAAGAAGCTGCTGACCCAGCTACAGGTAAGAGACGAACATGAAAAATATTCAAGCACATAACTTTGCTTATTCTTTTGCTAAAGAGCTAGAACTTTGGGTACAAAAAACACTATTTAATAATTTTACTCTTACTGTTAAACTTGATTGGAGTAAGTCACGAGTAACTTCTCGTGGCGGTATCTATAAAGCGGGTCCTGGTATAAATATTGCAATGATACCTGCTTTTCCTATTACAACTCCTCAAGTAACGTATTTATTTCATGAATACCCATCCTATCATACAGATAAAGAGATAGGAGGTTTTTACGCTGTAGACCCTTATCTAAAACTAAAAGTTATAATTGCACATGAGGTAGCTCACGCTGTGCAGTTTTATTCTTACAAAATTACAGGAACTAGATGTCAACCGCATGGTCCTGTATTTAAAAATTATTATCGTATGCTTCGTCAAAGATTTATAAACAATCTTATACCTGATCAAAAACCCTTACAACAAGACTATGTAAACTATATGAATAAGTTACAAAAATCAAAGTATGTTTTTATATAATAGTATAATATATCTATTTAATTTTTAACTTGCGTATTAATTATATTAATGCTATACTTACTTATAAATTAAAAGGTGACTTATGCCAGAATATATTTTAAGAAAAGGTTTAACATTTTATGAAGTGGCTAAATTTGAAGATTCTGACTCTCCAACTGCGGTATACAAATTTACTCAGAGAGGATGTACTTGCCCTGCCGGTCGTCGTGGTTGCAAACATACTAAGATACTAAAAGCGTGGCAAACCGCTAAAGAACCTTTGGGTTTTGTTTATAATGATGATGCAAAACATATAGGAACTTTGCATGTCTACTAATATAGTTATTTTATCTGGAGGATTTGACCCTATTCATGAGGGTCATATTGCTATGTTTAAGCAAGCAAAACAAAACTATGATTATGTTGTTGTAGGTTTAAACTCTGATGAATGGTTAGCTCGTAAAAAAGGTAAACCATTCATGTCTTTTGAAACTAGAATGCAGATTTTGTCTGCTATTAGATATGTAGATTTAACTTTTAGTTTTGATGATGCAGATGGTACTGCTATATCTCTTTTAGAAAAGTGTAAACATCTATTTCCTGATGCAAAACTCACGTTTGGTAACGGTGGAGATCGTTCTAACTCAAACTACCCAGAGCATGACTTTTGTATAAATAATGCTATTAGCCTAAATGATTCATTGGGTGGCAGTAACAAAGCAAATTCTTCTTCTTGGATACTAGATAACTGGAAAACAGAAACTGCAATGCGAGACTGGGGTATGTGGAAAGTATTATTTTCTTACACACCTAATACAACTAAAATCAAGGAATTAGTAGTAGCACCTGGAAAATCTCTTTCTTGGCAAAAACATTTAAAAAGATCAGAAGTTTGGTTTGTTAGAGAAGGCACTGCTACAGCATACTATTCAAACTCTGAGTATGAGAATATAAGTAAGCTTATATTAGAAAAAGACGGCGTGCTAATTATTCCCCAAGAAAGATGGCATAAACTATCTAATGAAACAGAAAAAACACTATCAATTATTGAAATTCAGTATGGTAGCGACTGCAGCGAGTTGGATATTATTCGCGCAACCTTCCCAAGCTGAATTTGGTAAGCAACTAGAATGTTTAACACAAAATATATACTTTGAGTCTAGGGGTGAATCTATACTAGGTCAATTAGCTGTAGGGCTAGTAACTTTAAATAGAGTTAAAGATAGTAGATGGCCTAATACAGTGTGTGGTGTAATTAAACAAGCTAATAGAGATAACAACGGAAATCCCCTTTTAAATCAGTGTCAGTTTTCTTGGTATTGTGATGGTTACAGCGATGTAGTACCTAACACACCTGCCTCTGAATTAGCTAGAGATATATCATTTTTATTGTTAACGCAAGATATTATAGATTTTACAAAAGGTTCTAATTATTTTCATGCTAACTACGTAAAACCTAGCTGGAGACATAACATGGAGAAAACGATTGCTATCGGTAATCACATATTTTACAGGAGGGATTAAATATAGTGTACCTAATGAGTTATGGTTTACTTATTTATTAGTGATACTGAGATTTGTATTTGCTAGCTATATTATATCTTATTATTTTTTAGTTCCTTATAGTGTACTTACTCTAGCTATTACAGTACTACTAGCAGACCTTAGATTTTATTTAGACTTTCGTGAGTATATGGATTTTTTGCTAGATAACCCCGATGATGAATAAAAATTTTAATTGCTAATTCACCTTATGTTTAGTAAAATATTATTTGTAGATGCGATTAGTCGGTCTACAATTTATATTCTTGCTTATTAAGGAGAAAACTAATGACAGGCGTAAATGTAAATACACTATTTCCTCGTGCA